TGCTTAATACAAAGTGGTTTCTACCCCAAAATAGAGAGAGAATCTACCTTGTCGGATGTCTTGGAAAAGGAAGTGGACAACAAATATTTCCTATCACAGAAAGTATTAGAAAGATTAATGACATACAAAGACAACAAGGAAATACCTGTACACTCACAACAAGATATGAAGCAGGAGGAAACGGAAGTTACATTGTTGAACGTGAACTCGATGCACAAGAAATTAAAATAAAAACAAACAATAAGCAAGGGTACGAAATAGCAAAACCTGGAGATACAATTAACTATCAAAACCTACCAAGTAAAACAAGAAGAGGTAGAGTAGGTAAAGGTATTGCACAAACACTAGACTCAGGATGCGAACAAGCAGTCGTAGGATATACAAGAGATACAAAAGGAAAAGTAATAAAAAGAAATCTTAAACAAGAAGCAAACACTCTACATAGTGCATCAGTAGGTGGTGGCAACACAGATCAATATATTGTTAAAGCTGTTCAAATAGGTAATTCAGAAACCTTTGGAAATTATGAAAGAGAAGGAGATGCCTTTACATTAAGAGCATCTAACCCAAATGGTGTGAGATACAATAATAAAATAAGAAGATTAACTCCTGTAGAATGTGAAAGGTTACAAGGCTTTCCTGATAATTGGACAAAGACAGGAAAAGAACTAGGAGAAATATCAGATAGTCAAAGATACAAGATGTGTGGTAATGCAGTAACAGTAGATGTAGTGGAAGCTGTAGCAAAACAAATTAAAAAAGCAATCTAACTAAAACTTGAATTATTTTTCGATATATAGATATAAACAATCTTGATTAATCAAGTTTTTTCAAGTTATGAGTAAACACGGAGGTAAAAGAATAGGGTCAGGCAGAAAGCCAAAAAGCGATGAGATACAGCTTATAGAAAAACTAAAACCATTAGAGGGTTTAGCCTTTACAGCTCTTAAAGAGGGATTAGAAAAAAAAGACTATAAGTATGTACAGCTTTATTACAATTACTATGTTGGTAGGCCTAAGGAAACAAAAGACATTCATATCAACGATGACCAACCAATATTTATAGATTAATGTTTACTAAGACTACAGCTCTTGCAAAACTTAGATCATTAAATCAAAGAACAAGAATAATTAGAGGAGGTAGCTCTGCTGGTAAAACTATTGCAGTCTTATTAATACTTATAGACTATGCAATA